TTACCTGTGTGTCTACAACGTATTGTAGTATCTGCCCATATTTTAAAACCTTTTGCTCTTGCTTTTCTACAAAAGTCAACATCTTCGGATAATGTATTGTTATGATCAAGTGCTGAATGATATGTGTATTGAGGATAACCAACTTCTCTAAATACTTTTCCTTTAATAAGGGCACAACCCATACCACAACCAACTATTTCTAAAAACGGAGTATCTTTAACTTTTACAAAAGGAATACGTCTAGAGCCACCATTGTTAGCGGCTTCATAAATTTCTAATGAGTGTGTTCCTGGTATTCTTTGAATATAAAGACCTGATACAATATCTACATCATGTGCTAACATTTTAACTAGTGTATCTTTATCAAAAGATATATCACTGTCTACTGAAAACAAATAATCATAATGTTCTCCCCATTTAGCAATTAAATTTCTAATTTGATCTACTTGATAACCAAAGAAAAATTGAAATTCAACTTTGTATCCTTCTGGTACTGTAAGATCATATATTGCTTTGTATGTTTCTGGTTCTATATACTTGTTTGTTGGTATTGCTATTAATATTTTTTTCATTGGTTAATTATCCTATTCGCATTTTTTGTTTGTTCATCACCGTTAATTTTATAATCGTTTAAAGGATTTATATCATTATAATTATAGACTATATCTGATACAACTTTTACCTTGTCTGGATCGGCTTGTTCTATAAGTGAGTAAAATATAGAACCGTCTCCACCGGCTTTGTACCAGTTTTTGTTTTCGTCTTGGAAATTACTGTCATCAATATCATTTAAAAGTCCTGCTTTAAATGTTCTCAAATGTGTGTATGGCATATTCCAATTAAATTTGTATTTTCTATATTCTTTCTTTTGTTTTATTTCCTCTGGATAGTTTTGTGCTATCAAAGGTATTCTATCAACCATTGAGTAACAAGACCCATAGGTAAATTCTGTAGTACCGTCATAAAGATTATTGTAAAAGTGAAGTATCTCATTATCATTTATAAAAGAATCATCACCATCTAAAAACATAACAATGTCATCTTCTTTACAATATTTTCTTATAGACTCTATTTGATTTCTAACAGCGCCTTTATTTTCTTCATTACGAATCACTTTTATTTTATCACTTTCCCACCTTTTGGCAATGTTATAAGTGTTATCTGTAGAAGCGTCATCAATTACAATCATTTCATAGTTATCATAATCTTGTGAGACAACTGATTCAATACAGTTGTTAATATATCTTTCAGAGTTGTAAGTAGGAGATATTATAACTATCTTTTGTTCTACTTTTCTTGGTAAATAATTTTCTTCTATATTAGTAAATCTTCTACCAAAAACTTTTTTAACTCTAGAATTTATATGACATACTTTTCTATATTCTTCTTTTGATAAGTAATTTCCTAATTGTCTATATAGATGTTGTTTCCACTGTAAGGCTACAGAGTCCCAACCAACAACTCCTTTAATTTGATTACAAGCATATTGTTTTTGTTGGTGTAAATATCTATTATGGTGAGCCATTATTACGGTGTGGACAAATTTTTCTACTTGTCTTTCTTTAGGTATAAATGGAAATAAAGAGTTTGGTTCTATTGCATAGTCTATCATATAACAAGCTTCACTAACTGCTGTTTCTTCTAAAGCACCAAAACGTGTACCGATGATAGGTGTATTATATGCTATTGCCTCTAAAGATGATATACCAAATGTTTCAGGAAAAGCACCTGGAAATAATTTGTAACTTGCTCTTTCTAATATATCTGCTATTTCAGATTGTTTTATAACACCTGTAAATTCTATACCTAAATTTTTATTTTTAGGATCATTTGACATTTTAGTCCATTCTTTTCCTTGAGCGTCTAACTCTTGTCCTGGAAAAACATAAAAACCACCAATACATATTAGTTTAGCTTCAGGTATTTTTGCTTTTATTTTTGGCCATATATCGTTAACTAAAGGTGCCATACCTTTTGTGAAAGCTGCATTGAAAACATATAAGTGTGGATCTTTCTTTCTTATATCAACATCATTTTTATAAGTTACTATTCCGTTTCTAGTTTGAAAAAATTTGTGTTTTAATACTTCCATGTTTCTTCTTTTACCATGGTCACAATTCATTACATAAGTTGAATGAAAATCTGATAAAGTAAATACTTCATCTATATGTCCTTGTACTAAAAGGTCTTCTAATATAAGATCGCCGTTTGCAAATGTGTCATGCATCCAAACTGCTTTATGTCTAGCGTTAGCTGTGATTGCTGAATATCTTTGAGGATTATATCCTTCAAACTGTTTGTATAAGTTAGGTGTTATAAAAGGAATTATAGTTCTTAATGAAATTACAATATCAAATTTAAAATCACTTTTATAATCTAAAATAGTATTGTCAAAATACTGTACACCATCATAAGTGCCTTCTCTTGCGAGTTTTGAATCTTTATTACAGTTGTTGAAAATGGTTACTTTGAAACCTAACTTTGTTAGTTCTTTGGCCATCAAGATAGTCGCAGACTCGCTACCACCAAGGCCTCTTTTCTTTAATGTATCTCCGTCATACGGAAGACCAATTATATCTAAAAATGCAATAGAAATCATTTATTTAAATTACCAACTCACTACAGTTTATTTATAAATATACTATAACAGAATACTAAAAAAATGTCAATGCTTGGACATTAATATGAGGGAGATAAGTATCGCAATATGCCAGTAATTAAGAACGCCGGTGTTCGTGTCGGCCTAGGACGTATAGGTTACACAGGATCAGGAGGTCCAACAGGTTTTACAGGTTCCAAAGGGGCTGACGGAGCCGCTGGGTCACCAGGTGGTTATTCAGGTTCACAAGGTTTCACAGGATCAGTTGGTGCTCAAGGACCAGGTGGTGGTTACACTGGTTCAGTAGGTGCTGTAGGTTTTACAGGATCCTCAGGAGGTTTAGGGTACACAGGTTCATCTGGTACAGTTGGTTTCACTGGTTCAACAGGAGTAGGTTACACAGGATCAAAAGGTGCTGATGGTTCAGACGGATCAGATGGTGCTGTTGGTTTTACTGGTTCTACCGGAGCAGGATACACAGGATCAAAAGGTGACGCAGGTTCAACTGGCGCCACAGGTTTTTCAGGATCAAAAGGAGATACAGGTTCACAAGGTATACAAGGTGTAACAGGTTTTTCAGGATCAAAAGGTGACGCAGGCTCAGCTGGCGCCGTAGGTTTTTCAGGATCAAAAGGTGATCAAGGCGTAATAGGTTATTCAGGATCAAAAGGAGATACAGGAACAGCAGGTGCTGATGGTTCAGATGGCGCCGTAGGTTTTACAGGATCAATCGGTGTAGGTTACACTGGTTCAGCAGGTGCCACAGGTCCTCAAGGACCAGGTGGTGGTTATACTGGTTCAGTAGGTGCCGTAGGTTTTACAGGATCAGCAGGATCAGGAGGAGATTCTCCTTTTGTATTTACAACTTCAGGAGATTATAGAACACTTACAGGTTATAAAGAAAGTGGTGTAACAAGTACAGTTAGAACAGCAGAATTTTCAGGTGATCTTTTAAGATTAACTTTAGCAACTTTTACTCCTTCATTTTCAGCTTCAGGTAATCCTTCAAGTACTAATAATTGGGATGTACCAGCAACAGGATTTTCTGTATCTGTAGATAATCCTAGTGACGTTACAAACGATTATATAAGTTCAGTTTACTCTATCACTCAAACAAGTGGAAGTGTTAACGGTACTTTAAGTAATTATTCAGCAGGAAGTAAATCACAAACACCAGCAGGTGGTGTAGATTGGAATCAAACTTTTACTGTAGACAATACAAACTCATATATTAGACCAATATCAACTAGTCGTACTGGAGGTTCGGCTGGTGCAACAATTAAATTTAATCATAATGACGGCAGTGAATCAGAATATACAGAATCAAATACAAGTTTTTCTGTAAATTGGTCAACAGCGTCTATGAGTTTATCTAAAACTAATGTTAGCGGAAAAACATTTTTAAAATCTTATGCTAGTACATCGTACTCAACTAACGTAAGTGGTATATCAAATTCAAGTAACACTTCACATGCTTTAACAGCAAGTGGTGGTACTTTGAGTACAAATTCAGGAAGCGGATATGTGAGTGGGACATTTACATTTACATCACCTATACACAAAGACAATACAAGCGATACACGTACTGTCTCAAATACGTGTACGTTCACAAGACCTGTTGATGTAACAGGCACCTCATATACGACAGATCAGTCGTCAACAACAAGCAACGTATCTGCCTCATTTACGTATCCGTCTTTCTGGATCTGGACAACAGGAGTAGGAACACCTCCAGCAGTTGCCGATATAATAGATGATTCAACATCTACAGGTTTTGAATCGGCAGTTAATCAGTTGGCAGATCAAACAAGAACATTTTCAGTACAATCAGTTAATAATACAGATTCAAATCCTAGAGCATTTTGGTTCGCTGTTA